ACACGCTGGCAACGTCTGTTGCCGTCATGGCGGAGAAGGTGGAAGTTACCGGGGAAAAGGTTGACGGCCTCTGCACGGACGTGCAGGAGCTGAAATCCGAACCCGGCAAGCGGTGGAAGTCGGTTGTGGAAAGAGTCATCTACATCGTCGTGGCCGCTGTCGTAGGGTTTATTCTTGCCCGGCTTGGGCTGGGCTGATTTTTAAGGAGGAAAACAAAATGATTAACTGGATTGTACGTGTCAAAAACAAAAACTTCTGGCTGGCCGCGATTCCCGCGCTGCTTCTGCTGGTGCAGACGGTGGCCGCCCTGTTCGGCTTTACGCTGGACTTGGGCGAAATCGGCGATAAGCTTCTGGCCGTGGTGAACGCCGTGTTTGCCTTGCTGGTGATCCTGGGCGTGGTCAATGATCCTACCACCGCCGGTATCGCTGACAGCAAACAGGCAAGAACCTACAGTTCCCCCAAGGAGGACTGATGTGATAAGTGGATAAAGTCCGATGGAATCGGGTGATTCTGGATGAGTTTTGTTCTCTGGCGATTCTTACGCCGTTGGAGGAAAAGATCATCCGCACCCGAGCCGCCGGATGGAGCCAGACAAAACAGTGCCACAAGTTTTGCGTGTCCCAAGCCACTATCACAAGAACGGTTAAAAAGTTGCGGATAGAATATGAATTGTGCAGAAAGTACAGTGACAAGCTCCCTGAAAATCTGAAATTCTGATTCTGCGTGACGATTTATTGACGATTTATTGACGAAATCCCGACGAGTAGATGATGATTCTACCGTCGGGATTTTTGTTATTCTATAGGTAGAAGGTGGCCACCTCCTAATATTTTGAAGGAGGACTTCTAAACTATGGAAGTAGAAAAGGATTATGCAAGCAAAGGCGTAGCCGGTGCCGGTCTTGGTACGGGTATTGCCGGTCTGGCGCTGGGCGTGATGAACGCTGCGGGCGGCCTGGGTGCTCTGGCTCTCGGCAACCGCAATGCCGTTGGGCGGGTGTAGCGAGAACATGCCCGTGAGCCGGTATGAACTGGATCGTGAGCAGCAGCTCGCCGCCAAGGATTCCGAAATCGCACTGTTGAAGGCAAATACCTACAACGATCAGAAATCCCTTGAGATGTACGCCTACATTGACGGGCAGTTGAAGGACATTCGCAAGACCCTGTGCGATCAGGCTGTACACAATCAGCGAACTGAGGACAGCTTCGCGCTGGTTCGTCAGGATGTGGAATGCGTCCGGGCTGAACTGTCCAAGGACATCAAGATCGAGGCAGAGCGGCGCTGCTGCGCTGACAATTCCATCGTGACTTACGCCAACGCGATCGCTGCACGGGTTGTTCCCCGAAAAGGGGGGGGGCAGCCGCCGCCCCATACTTTCAAGGAGGTAATTTATGATTCCTATGGAAAACGTGCAGGCAGGGCTTGCAAGATTCATTGACAGAAGCATTGCTCCAAGTCTTTCTGGCTGGGACAGAGTTCTGGTCGCCGGGGCTGGGGGGCTGCTTACCGCAAATTTCCCGAAGATTATTGCCCAGTACGCAGATCATCCCATGGTAAAGGCGCTGGGCGTTTACGATATGGAGCATGGCACGGTGGACGTTGACGCCCTGTACAACGCCGCAAAGCCATACATGGGGACAGAGGCGCTGCCCGTAAAGCAGGCAAGATATTGATACGCTGTATGCGTACATTCAGGAGGGATGATTATGGAAAACTGGGAGAAACTGATGCACCACATCAAAGATGAGGTCAAGGACGCCAGATGCTACATCCAGGACGCAATGGAAACCCGTGCGACAGACCCGGAAACAGCAGATTTGTACTACCGGCTGTCCGGAGAGGAACTGAATCACATGACCGCCCTCCACAAAGACGTGGTCCGGCTGATAGAAAACTACCGCAAGGAAAAGGGCGAAGTCCCGGAACCCATGATGATCCTCTACAAGTACCTCCACGGGGAAGCCATGGAAGAAGCCGAGAAGGTCGGAATCCTTCAGACAATGTACAAAAAATAAAAGAGACATGCCCCGCCAATCAAGGCAGGGCATGTTTTCTGGTTTGGACAAAAACCATTCCGAAAACGGTGATTGTGTTCGGATTCGCGTCCAATGGTGACCCAACACGCCCTATATCCGAACACGAGGATGCTGCCGGAGTAGGAACGCGATATGTCTTTGATGGGATCTGCGTCAGCCGGTAGGCGGTCACAAATTTCAGGAATCCCGGTTCGTCATCGTAAACGGTGACGGAATTTACAAGCATTTCAATAAGCATGGCTTTCTGGGTTTCCAGCGGAACCGCCTTTTCTCTTACCGCTTTCAGATAAACCACTACAGATTCCTTTGTGAGCGGAATCACGCCGCGTTCTTCATCGGATAGCTGGGTAGACAGCCCCTTTTTCTGGGCTTCCAATTCGGCAAGTCTTTCCACAATAGCGTCCGGCGCAACGGAAGCGCATTCAAGCGCTTTCGTAAGGTTGCGGATTTTAATTTCAATTTCAGAAATCTTTTTTCGTATGACCGGAATCTGTGTATTCTTCTGAATGTCTTCCTCTGACTGCTGGGCGGCTACTTCTGCCACAAATTCGATAATTTCGTCTGTCAGTACGTCAAGAGCGTCCTGAGCTACCACATCTTCCAGCCAGTCCTTCGGGACTGGTTTTTTGTCGCATAAGCGGGTCTTCTTTCTATTGGCGCAGGAATAATAATTGTACGTCTTCCCGCCTTTTCCCCTGCCGCACTCTCCCACCATGGGAGCGCCGCAGTGACCACAGAAAATTTTCCCCGACAAAAGATACGGCACCTTCGCCTTTCCTCTGGCTGGGGCTTGCTCGCTGGTTTTCAGTCTTGATTGTACAGCCCGCCAAAGCTCATCGGATATAATTCTTGGGACGGCGTTGTCTGTGCGAACATCGTCAAACTTGTAAACCCCAATATATTTCTCGTTCCGGAACACGTTCTTGAAACTGGACTTGTTGAATTTCGTTCCCCGCGTTGTCCGGTATCCACGGGCGTTGAAATCGTCGCAGATCGCGGCCACGGTATCGCCGTCTGCATACCGGCGAAATGCTTCCTCCACCAAATGGGAAGTAATTGGGTCGATTTGCAGGCGCTTATCCACGACAGTGTATCCTAGCGGTGTAGTTCCGCCTGTACTGTTCCCTTTTCTGGCTGTTTCGCTCATGCCGCGACGTACCTTCTGGGACAGCTCCAAAGAATAATACTCTGCCATGCCTTCCAGCAGGGCTTCCAGAATCACGCCCTCCGGGTTCTTGGAAATGCCCTCTTTCGCGGATTCCACGTTGCAGCCGTTCTTACGGAGCCGCATGCGGGCAATGGCGCTGTCTTCCCTGTTCCGGGCAAATCTGTCCAGCTTGTAAACCAAAACGGTTTTCCATGACGATCTGGCGCTGTCAGAAAGCATCTGCTGGAACGCTGGCCGCTTGTACATGCTTGCGTGGGCGGGCGTGGGCGGAAATCGCCCGGTCAACATAAATGGCGGCGACCCGGTAGCTGTGGTGCTTGCAATAGGCTATCAGCTCCCGGAGCTGCCCTTCGATGGACTGCTCTGTCTGCCGGTCGGAACTGTAGCGCATATACAGGCAGCAGACCGCCTCGCAGTCCGAGGAAAGAACGGAGGGGTTATCCGCAAACTGCTGTCTTTCCTCCGGTGTAAGAGCCGATAGATCAATTGGTATTGTTTGCATCGCGGTTCCTCCTTTTTGCGTTTCGCTTTGTCACAGTTCGGACGATATACAGGCATGTTTCGATAATGGAAAAGGCCGCGACATAAACGATCGGCGCGGCGTGGCCGGACTGGAACAGGCCAAGATTCGGATTTTGCATATCCAGAAAGACATATACCATAAGGAAGATGCCGAACAGAACCGCAAGCCCTGCGGCTCCATAAGTCACATGCTTCCAGTTATCCCGGACGGCGGATATTTCTTTATCCATCATGTGGCTGCGCTCTTCCAGCCGGGAGATGGCGTTATCTTTTTCCGAGATAACAAGTTCTTCCTTGTGTGAAATTTCGGTTTTCAGCCGTTCGATTTCCGCGCTCTGGTCTTGCTTCGGCGGGGACAGCTCCATCAGCTCATCCAGGGACAGACCAAGGTCAATGGCGATGGCGGTCACATCATAGATACTTGGACCCGTCAGGTGGCCGGAGAAGAACTTTTTAACCATGGATTCACTTAGCCCGGTGCTGTCGATAATCTGCTGATTGGTTTTGTGCTGTTCCTCCTTTGCCCATTTCATCTTTGTGGGCAGATTATCACAAATTGTCGATATTTGTTGTATTATTTTCCGTTTTTCCATTTGCTGCTCGCCCTTTCCGAAAAAAATCCTGCGAATTACGCTGAAAACGACTGAATTACTCGTATGCACCTTTACGTCACCACCGGCTGAACAGTATTATCATACTAGCCAAAGGTAAGGGACACACCATTCCGGCGGCAAGCCCCGTCACCTTGTGGCACGGGTGGCGGGGCAATTTAAAAAATTTTTTGAAAAACCCTAATTAGTCCGTTTTATTGGACAGATAGTATGTTATAACTAGCACATAAGCCGAACAGATGTTCGATAATGATAAAAAGTAAAGGAGCGGTAGAAATGACAGCGGACGAAAAGGGCTTTATCAGCGTTTACCGGACATTAACAGATGAAAACAAACGGAGGCTTCTGTGCTTCTTTTCTGATCTGCTGTCCAAACGGCCACCACTTGATAAAACCGCAGATTGTGGTATAATAAGTGATGAAACAAACGAAAAGCCATCTTTGGAGGTGTAAAAAATGTGCAAACCGGTAACTTCTATGGAAGAAATCATTGAGGCTATCAAGGAGGGGGTCAGGTCTGCGAATTTGCCCATTCGTGATACTGACGAAGAAGTGCCTTTGTTGAAGCAAGAGAAATCTTCACAATCAGAGAAATGTCATCCTGTGAAAGAGTGATCCTATCGTTCCAAGATTCACTTGTGAATTTCAAAATGTCCTTTAGAACATCCTCGTTGTGCATAGACGCATACAACATAAATCCGTCATAATCTAATTTCATGCTATTTACCTCCGTCCTGTTTGTCTTTTAGGGAGAGGGCATAGGCGTACAATTCCCCCTTTTCCGCTGTAGATAAAGAGCGGTACATCCGAAGAATATTTTCCTCCCCGATGTCATTAGGCATCGGGGCTTTTTCTGTTTCCGGGGCTTCTTCGGAGAAGTAGGCGACGGGCACGCCGAAGTAGTCGGCCAGCTGCGCAACATAGGTATCGCTTGGCTTGCGCCCAGCTTTCCAGTTGGACACTGTTTGTTTCGGAATCCCTGCTTCAATTCCAGCCCTTGACGGCTTCAATCCTTTCTCTTTGCAAAGGTTCACAAAATTTTTGTAAAAATTCACATAGTCAATCTTCATTTTTTGTACAGTCCTCCAAATAATGACTTTTGAGACTTTTGGTGTTGACATTTGGGACTTATGGGACTATACTAACGTCATGAACACCGATTCCAAAAAGGGTGCAGAAAATCACGGGGTATGAAATCCGAGTTTTCGGAAATTCAAACTCCGGCGAGTAGCGGATGGTTTATTGTTTCGGCAAATTCAGTATACCATGCGCTACTCAGATTTTCAAGTCTTTTGTGGAAAAAATGTTCAAAGAAATTGACTGCGGCGGAAAGAAAAATTCACCCGTGGTTTGGTCACGAGTGAATTTTCCCCAAATTTATTTGCCGAAATGCGCTGCGTTGGAAGTCCGTATTCCTAAACGGCGAGAAACCCTAGATTCCTGCTTTACTTTCAACAGCAGACCAAACCTGCGTCCTTGACGCACCGTTTCACTTTGGCAGTTTCGGTTCTGCCCCTCGCCCTAATGCATCACGCCACCTTCGTGGTTCGGTACTGGCGGTAACAAAAGTTTGTTGGACATAAAGTACCTCCTCACTCTTTATTTGCCGCAACGGGCTATGGGCATTATAGCGAACCTTTCCGCCGCAGTCAACCAAACAAACATTTTTTTACTTAAGGAGGAGGGACAAATGGATGGCAAAACTGAACTTCCCGCAGTCTTACGGGGAGCGGGAGAAACTGGCAAAGTATATCCGGCAGACGCTGAACACCTACAATCTTCGGAACAACTGGCTGATTCAGCAGCTTCGGAACGAGGGCTTCATCATCTCCGCGACATCCCTGTGCGACGCGCTGGCAGTTCGGTGCATGACACCGAAGACGGACGAGTTTCTGGCCAGAGCGGAGCAGATTTGCAAGCTGTACGAGCAGAGCTGCTTCGGTCAAACGCGATCCGGGAGCTTGGAAAACGGGTCAGAGCGTTCATGAAAGAGCAGCCGGACATCTACGAGCGGATTTACCGCGAGACATACGGCAGATCGCCGAACTTTTGAAAGGAGTTATTTATGGCGAAATACAAAGTTGGGGATAAGGTGCGGATTGTGAGCAAGAGGCCGCAGCGGTGCTGGAACCCTGATATGGACAAGTATCTGGGAAAGACCATGACGATCATAAAATCCGGAATCAACGGTGAAGGAGTTTACTATTGTATGGAGGAGGATCGCGACGATTTTCTTGGGCATTGGTTCTGGTACGAAGACATGATCGCTGGCCTTGCAGAGCCTAAGCAGGAACCCTACACCGTGGAACTCCGCTTTGACGGGATGATTACCACGGCCACGCTGAAACGGGGCGGGCGGGACGTGAAGACCGCAGAAGCCCGGTGCAATCCGAAGGATACCTACAGCAGAGCGGAGGGCGCAAGGGTCGCCGTTGAGCGGCTTTTTGAGCAGAAGCGCAAGGAGGACAAGCCAAAGATGTGGGACAAGTTCGTTGTCACGAAAGAGGACGGTAAGTATGGTCATCTCTTCAATACCGGTGAAATCGTTACGTTGCTAAAGGTCTTCAAGAACGGAAATTTAAGGCTTGTTAATGAAGCGGGCTTAGTTCAACTGCTTCCCCCGAGCGAGGTTCGTCCCTACAAGGAGAAATCCAAATGATCGGGGGGGGAAACACCCCGCCGGTTGCGCCGGGAAAATGAGCATCTGCGGGAATCCCTTTTGATGGAATCGAAGGAACGCAAGGCGTTTGACGACGAGAACGTAGAGCTTTTCGACGTCGTCCACAGAAATCATCAGGTCAGGGGGTGAGGATATGGCAAGCAGGAATAAGCCCATGGACGCCCGGTGGGAGCCGGTGCCGGAGAACCGGAAGCCGTTCAATATTAAGCAATGCGTTTTCCGGGTGCTCCCCTATACGGGGCTGAATCTGGTGCTTTTCTGGTGGCAGCAGGCGGATTTGCTGGCAGACAAGGCGGCAGTTCCCGCAATGTGGGTGTGCGCTATCCTGATGGGTGCCGGTATCGGACGGTGCATCAGAGGGCGATAAAAAGCCGCCCCCGATGTTACAGCACCGGGGACGGCAAGCGATATAAAAAAATCTCTACCACTTACAGTATATCAAATGGAGAAAGGAAAGTCAATGGACGTTTTTGATAGCATGGAGCCGTGGCGACAGGCTGAACAGTTGGCGGCGGATGCCGACTTTCGGGAATCGGTACTCCCGAAGTGTGCCAGATGCGGATATCCCATTACAGGCAGCAAACTGGTATATATCCAGGCGCATGATGAGTTCTACTGTCTGGATTGCATCGATTCCATGACGGAGTTCAACGAGGAAGCGGAGGTGGAGGAATGATACGGAAAGTTCCAACCGCGACCATGAGCAAAGAGGAATGGACAGCGCTGCGCTCTACCACCATTGGTGGTTCGGATGCCGCCGCCATTCTGGGTCTGAACCCCTACAAGTCACCGTATGCCCTGTGGGCGGAGAAAACCGGGAAGGTCATCCCGGAGGATATTTCCCAGAAAGAGGCGGTACGTCTCGGCACGGACTTGGAGGAATACGTAGCAAAGCGGTTCACAGAAGCTACCGGGAAAAAGGTACGCCGGGAGAACTACACAGTATTCCGGGACGATATGCCCTACGCCCACGCCAACTACGACCGGCTGGTCATCGGTGAACGGGCAGGATTAGAGATCAAGACCACGAATGCGCTCCACTTGAGCAAATTCAAGAACGGCGAGTTCCCGGCTACTTACTACGCGCAGTGCTGCCATTACCTTCTTGTGTCCGGCCTTGATCGCTGGTATCTGGCGGTTCTGGTTCTGGGCATTGACTTCAAAGTGTTCGTCATCGAACGGGATGAGGCAGAGCTGGAAGCCCTGAAAGAGGCGGAGGAAAGCTTCTGGGATAACGTCCAGAGCGAAACGCCCCCGGCTATTGACGGCATGGATTCCACCCTTGACGCCCTGAATGCAGAGTTCCCGGCCAGCGACCCGGACACCGAAATGGATTTGACCGGCTGTGCCGTTGATCTGGCGATCATGGACGAATGCGGCCAGCAGATCAAGGCGCTGGAAGAAAAGAAAGCCGCCGCTCAGGCGCGTATTATGGAAGCCATGGGAGCAGCGGAGCGGGGCGGATACGGGAGCTACAGCGTCACATGGAAGACGCAGAAGCGCTCAACATTCGATAGAAAGAAGTGGGAGAAAGACCACGGAGAAATCCCGCAGAACTATTTCAAATCTTCGGAAAGCAGAACTTTTCGATTCAAAAAGGATGAACAATAATGGGAAAAACAAATATGGTAGAAATCGGCACTTCCGCCGTAAGAGAAGCCGTGTATGATTCCGGAAAGACGTTGGCAGTTCTCTCCGAGGAAATCGGTCGCTGCCCCAGCTATCTCAGCTACGCAGTCAATAAAGGGCGGATTCCGGAATATGCGTTCCGCAGGCTGTGTGTGCTCCTCGGCGTATCGGAAGGTGACATGCTGAAAAAGCAGGCAGTTACCCCCCCTCAAAAAGCGGAGGTGGAAGCCGTTTCGGGCTATGAAACCATCGGATACTCCGTAAAACTGGACGTATTCCCCAAAAAGGTACGGTTCGCGGTCCTTTTCAACGGGGAAGAAATCATTCACGCATGGAGCAGCATCCGCGGGGCGCGGGAGCTTGACCTCATGCAGTCCATCAGCTACGCGGCGCACATGTGCTACAAGCAGAAAGAAATGAAAGTTATCGAGGAGGAAGAATAAAAATGGCAAACGTGATTCAGAATGCCGCCGCTTCTACTCAGGCGGTAGCGAAAAAGAAAAATCCCAGCAGCATTCAGGACTATATCGAGGTGATGAAGCCAGCCATTCAGGCGGCGCTGCCCTCCGTAATGACCCCGGAGCGGTTCAGCCGCATTACCCTGTCTGCCCTGTCCGCAAACCCGAAGCTGAAAGAGTGTACCCCCCAGTCCTTCCTTGGCGCTATGATGACCGCCGCCCAGCTGGGCTTGGAACCCAATACCCCTCTTGGGCAGGCTTATCTGATTCCCTTCCGCAATCACGGCCAGATGGAGTGCCAATTCCAGCTTGGCTATAAGGGACTTATCGACCTGGCCTACCGTTCCGGTGAGGTTTCCATCATTCAGGCGCACACCGTATACGAAAACGACGAGTTTGAGTATGCCCTTGGCCTTGACCCGAAACTGCGGCACGTCCCCGCCAAGAGCAACCGGGGCAAACCTATTGCCTACTATGCCATGTTCAAGACGAAGGACGGCGGCTACGGATTTCAGGTTATGAGCATCGAGGAAGTTACCGAGCACGCGAGAAAGTTCTCTAAGAGCTTCGGGAATGGCCCGTGGCAGACCAATTTTGACGAGATGGCAAAGAAAACCGTTCTGAAAAAGGTGCTGAAATACGCCCCGCTGAAATCCGACTTTGTGCGCGGTATGGCTCAGGACGGCACCACAAAGACGGATATTTCCTCCGACATGACAGATATCCCGGACATGACTGAGTACATCGACGTTGACCAGGACACCGGCGAGGTGATTTCTCAGGAGGCAGACAATGCTTAATCAGGTTGCAATCCAAGGCCGCCTCTGAATGTGTCGCATGGGGCGGCACCGCCGAAATGGTGGAGAAGTACTTCTATAAAGGCCAGATGGCCGTAGCGACCGGCAGATTACAGTTGCGGGACTGGACAGACAAGAACGGCCAGAAGCGCCGAACGGCGGAGATTTTGGTAAACAGTATCTATTTCTGCGGAAGCAAGGAAAGCGGCACTCAGGCCAGATCTGGGGCTGACAACGGATACAGCACACCGGCGTATCAGGCTCCCGCCCCTGCGGCGAACTTCGTAGAGTATTGACAGTGTAGTTTGCATTTTCCCTTGGCGGGGGGAGGTTAAACCGCCAACTCCAAAAGGAAGGAGCGAAAACGTGACGATTGAATTTACGATTCCCGGCGTTCCGCAAGGGAAGGAGCGCCCTCGCTTCACCCAGAACGGTGCGACATACACCCCAAAGAAAACAAAGGACTATGAAAAGCTGGTGGCATGGGCATACCAGTGCGAAGCCCACGGGGCAAAGTTCACCGGCACTATCCGGGTCCGGGTTGACATTGCGGCAATCTACCCCGTTCCCCATTCGTGGAGCAAGCGCAGGCAGGCCGAAGCGATTGACAATCAGATTCTGCCAATGGTGAAACCCGACTGGGACAACATAGGCAAGATCGTGTGTGATGCCCTGAACGGTATCGCCTACAAGGATGATGCAGCTATCACAGACGCCACAGTCTGCAAGCGGTACGGCACCCGCCCATGCGTTGCGGTCCGTCTCACCGGAGAGGAGGCACCCCGTGACACAGTGTGAGCGTATCCTGCGGCATTTGCAGGACTATGGAAGTATCACTCAGGCCGAGGCTGTTACCGAGTACGGCTGTTACCGTCTGGGCGCCAGAATCTGGGATTTGAAAGCCCAGGGCGTACCCATCAAGTCCGAAACCGTCACCGGAAAGAACCGGTACGGGGAGCGGACGTGCTTCGCGCGGTATTCGCTGGAACATGCAACCGGAGTGAGGTAGCACATGGATGAAAGAACCCAATTTACATTTTATGCCAGCTTCTTCGATGCGGTTTCCAGAATCAAGAAAAAGGCAGACCGTGCAGACGCTTACGACGCTATTTGCGCCTATGCCCTGCGGGAAGAAGAACCGGACTTTTCCAAAATGTCCGATGCTGCGCAAATCGCATTTCTGCTCATAAAGCCAAATCTGGATTCCAGCAGAAGGAAAGCAAAGAGCGGGAAAGACGGTGGGAGCAAGAAAGCAAACGGTAAGAAAAATGAAAGCAAACCGGAAGCAAACAGTAAGCAAGAGGAACACGAAAGCGAGAAAGAGAAGGAGATAGAGAAAGAGGGGGAGATAGAGAACGAATGTTATCCCCCTACCCCCTTGCCAGGGGGAACCAAAGCAAAACGCTTTATCCCCCCCACGGTTGATGAAGTCGCGGCCTATTGCCAGGAGCGTGGCAATAGCCTTGACCCTGATGCCTTCGTTGACTTCTACGCCTCCAAGGGCTGGATGGTGGGCAAGAACCCCATGAAGGATTGGAAAGCCGCCGTGCGGACGTGGGAGCGGTCAGAGGGGCGGGGAACGTCTGGAGCCGGAAACCGTGTGCAGCCCAGAGCCACGGAGGAACACGGGCTGGACAAGCTGAGACGGTTGTATGAGGAGGAATTCGGCGTTGAATAAACAGGAAAGCTATCAGGTTTTGGCGCTTCTGCAAGCCAACTACCCGGACGCATTCCGGGGAATGTCGGAGGACGCCGCAAAAACAAAGATCGGCCTGTGGGCGGACATTTTTGCGGATGAACCATTCGATCTGGTGGTGATGGCGGCTAAGGCATACATGGCTACGGATACCAAGGGCTTTATGCCCACGGTTGGCCAGCTGAAAGACCGCCTTGACAAAATGCGCTCCCCGGAGCAGATGACCCAGATGGAAGCATGGGGGCTGGTTGCCGGTGCGCTGAGAAACAGCGTATACGGCAGCGTATACGGCGCTGAGGACGAGTTTCGTAAGCTGCCACCGGCGGTACAGCGGACGGTGGGAAGCCCCGCCCAGCTCAAGGAATGGGCGCTTATGGACGCAGAAACGGTGCAGTCCGTGGTTGCATCGAATTTCCAGAGATCGTTCCAAGTGTGCCAGAAGCGGGAGGACGATTACCAGAAGCTCCCCGGAGCGGTAAAGAGCTTTATCGCCGAGCTGGCCGGAAAGATGGAATTTGAAAAGCTACCGGAAGGCGGTGGAGTATGAAAAACGAAGTAGGCGGGGAAAAGGAACGCCCCGGCCAGTACATCGATTCGGAAAGCCCATTTTGCAGAAACTGCACGCGGGATGATTGCCCAACCAACGGGGACGGCTGCAAGGCGTGGGAAGAATATTTCGTAGCGAATTGGAACGAAAACATCATGAAATCAATTGGAAACCACAAAAAACAACGCCAATTTTTCCGGTACGAACACCCGGACTTGGTGAGAGAGGGGATTGTTTTTGAGCATGAGCAAGGCGAAAATGTACGGCTGTTTCAAGCCGGTGAAGCGGAATTGCACCCCGCCCAGGTGGGGGAAAGTGCCTCGGGGGAATAAAGGAAAACAGAAAGGAAATGGGAAATGAGCAACGTTGTAGAACAGCTTATGCCAAACCCAGTAAACCACAAGCATGGAGAAAATGGGTGCTGCAAAAACCCAAGGGCATGGGAAATGGAAATGATGCACCAGGTATGGGCCGCTGGTCTTCATGATGCGGCCAATTGTTTTCAGGATGCGCTTGAAGTAAAGTGGGAGATTGAATCTCAGCGAAAAGTGAAGCCGAAAACAAACAGTGACAGAATCCGAGCTATGACGGATGAGGAGCTGGCAAAATTACTCAGCACCGGGACGTTTATTTGCGAGGGGCGTAAAGATATCTGCGAGAATATGCCGGGATGCGAGGAATGCAGGTTGGCATGGCTCAAAGCCCCGGTGGAAGATAGCGAGAAATGAACCACCTAGATGACATTACCAAAATCAACCAACCGTGGGCGCCCCCCCCTGCCAAGACCTAAGCATTGCCGGAAAGAGAGCCGGACTTGCCGGGGAACGGTCGGGACTTTACATGGAGCAGATCCGAGTGATAAGGGAGATGAGAGAGCATGACAGAGCAAATGGACGGTCAGGTGAGTTTATTCGTCCAAGATACATGGTCTGGGAAAACGTTCCCGGAGCGTTCAGTTCCAACCACGGAAAAGACTTCGCCGCAGTCCTCGAAGAAGCGGTCAAAATCGCAGAACCGGAAGCCCCCCCTGTTCCTGTTCCTGAAAAAGGATGGCCAACCAGCGGATGTCTCATGGGAGACGGATGGAGCGTTGCTTGGCGTGTACTCGATGCACAGTTTTGGGGAGTGCCCCAGAGACGGCGTAGAATCGCGCTTGTCGCAGATTTTGGAGGGCAATCCGCACCAGAAGTACTATTTGTCCGCAAAAGCGTGTCAGGGTATTCTGAACCGGGCGGAACGGCGGGGAAAGGACTTGCCGGAAGCACTGAAAGCGGCACTTCTTCTGCAGTCAGAATCAGGTGGGGCTGCGACGGAGGCAGACCGGCGGTGTGCGCTGGATTCAGTGCACATATAGGTGCAAAAGCGCACGGCATAGGCTACATGGCGGAACGATCCCCTACGCTATCAAGTCAACGGCATGATGCTTCGGTGCTGTGCCTGAACGACCAGGGTGGCAGCGTGATGGGCGTGACCGAGAATGTTTCCGGCACACTCCGGGCGCAGGAGCATGGACATCAACCGACAATCCTGGATATGTCCCACGCCTGTGATGCGGTTCGTGAATGCGGAGATGTCTGCCAAAGCCTGCAAGCTAGGATGGGGACCGGCGGAAACCAAGTGCCGCTGGTTGCCTACGGAATCGGCAACGGGCAAGTAAACGGAGCCGCAACCATGGCTTTGGAGGTGTCGCAGACTCTGGATACCATGCACGATGCCCAGGCTGTATTCTGCTGTGCCGCCGTAGAATGCCGGAACGGCACGGAGAACCCGGAGATTAACGGCACTCTGCAAGCCCATTCCGCCAGCGGATCAAGCATGAATCTGAATAATGTCTGCCGTGTAAATAAAGCCGTTCTCCGCCGCCTGACCCCACTGGAATGTGAGCGGCTACAGGGCTTCCCGGACGGCTGGACGGACATTGGCGACTGGGTGGACAGCAATGGGAAAACCCGGAAAACCACCGATTCTGCCCGGTATAAATCCCTGGGGAACAGCATTGCTTTACCGCCATGGAAGTGGGTGCTGAAACGCCTCTGCGCTCAGTATGAGCGGGACGCTACCATGGCAAGCCTTTTCGATGGAATAGGCGGCTTCCCTTTACTCTGGGAGCAGCTGAACGGAAAAGGGAGTTGTCTGTGGGCAAGCGAGATTGAGGAGTTTCCTATGGCGGTAACGAAGAAACATTTTGGATGACCATTTTCGTGGCCTCACGAAAATGATATAAGCCCGGGGCAACCCGGGCGGGGCGGGGGGGGGAAGGAGAGTAAAAACATGAAACCTTTGTATATTCCGAAAGGAAAAGCCAAGGAATACGGCGATTACGCCGTCAATATCTACACCGGCTGCCCCCACAGGTGCTACTACTGTTTTGCACCCAATGTGCTGCACCGGGATCGTGAGACCTTTCACGCCAACGTAGCACCCCGCCCGGGGCTGGTTGACGCGCTGAAGCAGCAGCTGGAGAAAGAGCAGGTCAAGGGGCAGCTTATACACCTTTGCTTCACCTGCGACCCGTACCCCACGGGCTACGACACTTCCGCCACCAGGGCCGTTATCGAAGCCATCAAAGAGAGCGGGAACCACGTTCAGATCCTCACCAAGGGTGACGGCAGCCGGGACTTTGATTTGCTGGACAAAAACGACTGGTACGGAATCACCTATGACGGCTCCAATATTGGCCCCTATGCCCCATCTGATCGGCTGATTGACCTCTACTCTGCGAAACAGTGCGGTATCAGCACATGGGTTTCCTGCGAGCCGGTGTTGAACCCTCATGGGGTTATAGAAATGCTTTCGGAATGCCACGATATTTTCGACAAGGTAAAGATAAACATGGATGAAATCAAATTGAAGCCCTGCCCGTTCTGCGGGGGTGAAGCAATGCTTACAACAAATTTATATGCGGGAATAGTATACATTCAATGCAAATGTTGTACGGCAATGGCTGGAAGAAAAAGAAAAATTGTTTCATCAATGATTGGCAAAGAGTATTTTGTGAACAAGGAAGAAGCAATCGAAGCGTGGAACCGGAGGGTTAACGATGAAATGTAAAGACTGCGAATGGTATAAGGCAAAAAACTGCAAACATCAGTGTATGTTGCTGCCGAACGGTATGACCTGCGGAGACTGTATCAACTTTGATTGGTGCAGTATGGCGTATTCAGTTAAGCCGGAATACACGTCTTGCGGCTTTGAGCCAATCAGATTCCGAGCTAAAGGAAAGGGAGGTAATGGAAATGGCTAACGCGGTACTTATCAGCATCCGCCCAGCGTGGGTGGAGAAGATTGCCAGAGGTGAAAAGACCGTTGAGGTGCGAAAGACCCGTCCGAAGCTGGAAACACCGTTCAAGTGCTATATCTATTGCACTATGGATCACCATTATATTTCCATATCCTGTGGGGAACTGGACAAGCCCAATTATCGCACAAATACCGTTGGTCGGTGTAATGGCAAGGTCATTGGCGAGTTCACCTGTGACAGAATAACGCCTCTGTTCAATGTCTGTACCGATAATTGGCATCATCTTGCGGGGGATGTCCATGAATGGCACAAGGAGCTTATTAAACGAGCTTGTTTGACCGATGCAGAACTGAAGGCATATGCAAAAGGCCAAAACTGTTTTGCCTGGCACATCTCCGACCTTAAAATCTACGATACGCCGAAACCGCTGAGCGCGTTCAAGGGGCTATGTAAAATTGATGTGGGGTGCGGGGAATGCCCTTATTACAACTACACCAAAATGGATTGTGATGGTAGGACAATTAAACGACCACCCCAGAGCTGGTGCTACGTGGAGGAATTGAAATGAGTGATTACATCCCGAGCAATATCGACTGGAAGCAGTTCGGGCAGGATGTGGAACAGCTCTGCCAGAGGCTTGGGCTTGATTACTACATCAAGGATTCCCTGCGGGGAAAAATGGAGGGATAAACATGGATGAAATCAAATTGAAGCCCTGCCCGTTTTGCGGTGGAAAAGCAACGTTTGCCGGAGGAAATGAGATAATCCCCGTAGTGGACGATGAGGGCATTGTTGTTGACGCAGAGTGGAAGTATTTGCCTGTGCGAGTCGTGTGCAAATCGTGTTCGGCATCTACAAGCGAATTTTACGCCGAAAACGACGACCAGAACTACGAGGATGCGGAAAAAGCATGGAACAGGAGGGCTGACAATGGCAACGGTTAAGTGTGCGCTGGGCAAGCGAGGGCGCCCGTCTCACGAATGGAACGACGGAAAGAAAGACCGCATCTACTGTCTCGGACGGGTTGACCTGATGACGGATTACCCGCTACCGGAATGCTTGGCTTGCCCCGATTTTGTCGGCAAGGCGCAGGATGACTTGGAGAAATTTTATGGGAGGGCTGACAATGGCTAAAGCGGTGCTTATCAGCATCCGCCCGGAGTGGGTGGAGAAGATTGCCAACGGGCGGAAGACAATCGAGGTTCGCAAGACAAAACCATATTTGGGAACGCCTTTCAAGTGCTATATATACTGCACAAACACAAGGCCGTTCCTTGTGTGGGGTGATGTTTTCCGGGGCGATTGGGTTACGGAGTTTACCCGTCTTTTGGGGTATGGCAGAGCAGAAGCAGATAGAACCTGGGACGTTTTCAATGGGTATGTTGTTGGGGAATTTGTATGTGATTGGGTTGAAACTATCAAGGCGGCAACAGAACCGTATGGAATCTACGATGTGGACGATGACTTTGTGGCGAAGACCAAACTTGTGGACGGTGCTTTGTGGGACTACGGAAAAGGTGCAACACTGTACGGGTGGCACATTTCCAACCTAAAAATCTACGATATGCCGAAGCCACTCTATCGTTTCAAACCATGGAACCGTGAATGTAAATACAACGACCTGGGTATCGCCATTCCAAAGTGCGGGGAGTGCCAAGATTGCATTGTAAAAAAACCACCCCAGAGTTGGTGCTATGTGGAGGAATTGAAATGAGTGATTACATCAGCCGGGAGGCGGCACTGGCGGAATTGCAAAACCCTGAGCTGTTTAACGTCTCACCAAGATTTCTACAGATTCTCCGCGACTTTCCCCGCGATCTCCCCGCCGCCGACGTGGAGCCGGTGCGGCATGGTAACTGGAATATTTGGCGCCCACGTAGATCGGCCTTATGTCTGGTATGCTCGGCGTGCGGGCGTAAGGTTGATAACGACAACCTAGGTATATTGCTTGAATTCGGTGAATACGGAGTTGTTCGCCGTCTATACCCATATTGCCATTGCGGCGCAAAAATGGATTTGGAGGATGGTAAATGACTTGCTTGTATGTTAATTCCGAACACATAATCCATTTTCTTGCAGGATCAAGGAAGAACCAGCGCATTTCCCCGGCTATGGATGCTGCGCTGCTGAATGTGCAGCAGCTGATTGAATCCCAAAGATGGAACCCAATTATTGCTGATGCTTTTCTGGTCGGCGGGTGTGAAAATTGCCGGTGGAAAAACAGGCAGCAGAAATGTTCCTGCTGCCGCCGGAACAGGCATATGAAAGATTGCTTTGAGGAGGATGCCAAATGAAAATTGACCGAGCAATTGAAATTCTGAACCCGGAACACCGGGAGCATTACGACGGCATGGACGAGGTGAACGAAGCCTGCCGGATGGGCATGGAGGCGTTGGAGCGGACAAGGTGGATTCCGTGCAGTGAGAGGCTGCCGGAGAAGAACGTTTCGGTTTTGGGCTGGTACAAAGATAACCCCTTTGCAAGATACTGCCCGGAAATCGTTTCGTGGAATGGGAAAGGCTGGGTGTTTGTGTATGCGCAACGGTATGTAACCGATGTAACCCACTGGATGCCGCTGCCCAAACCGCCGAAGGAGGTGCAGGGGAATGAGTGAAAGACAAGAACACCGTCAGCGCCTTAACGCTAGAATTGCTTACGCCGCCGCGATTGAGCGGTGGGCGAAGAATCAGCCGCCACGCATTCGGTTCTTTGCCGTCAGACGGTGGCTGAAAGAGATGCCGAGGAGGGAGGATTTTTATGCGGTTGATTGATGCAGACGGGCTTCGCCGCAGAATTGTAGCATTTTGTACAGGATGTAGCACCACATATTTGATAGTGGAAAACATTGTGATGATGATAAATCAGGCTGATACCGTGGATGCCGTCCCCGTGGTAAGGTGCCGGGACTGCATTGCATTTGAGGAAATAGGCAAGCACCCCGCCAACAATGGAGGAACGCCATTTGGGTATTGCTATCATTGGCAATATGAGCAGGGCATGTCCCCTAACGAGGTAGACGGCAATGCTTTTTGCAGTTATGGGGAGCGAAAGGTGGATGAAAATGGAAGAACTTAACGGCTACACCCCACCTGCCAGCTTGAATTTAAGCGACTTCCAGGATGCTATCGGAGATGCCGTAGTACAGGCGATTATAAAAATTGGTATCCGGGTGAATCGGGAAGAACTTCTGAAAGCTCTGAAATATGACAGGGGGCAGTACAAGGCGGGGTATGATGCTGGTTTCGCAGACGGGTTCATTGAAACGCTCCATACCGTCCGCTGCCGGGACTGCATCCACCGGCAGGGAGACGAGAATCCTATGTGTATGCTCCACACAGAGCCATGTGCCAACGCCAGAGGCTATAAAGGTGAGGCGGTGTGTGTGGAAATGGACGGGTTTTGCAGCTACGGAGAAAGGAGAAAATCGAATGAAAATCACACTTGATATTCCCAATGGTATGGTCTGCGGTTTCCTGAACGGCGTAGTGGAAACACGTAGCGAGCTGACGATGGTGACCTATGCACTGGATACCCACGATCTGCACGATGGGGCAGAAATCAAACTGCCCCGGGAGGAACAGAAGCAATGAGTGATAAACCAACTTACATGGACTGCTGGCACTTTATCGCCCCGCTGATTCCGGTGAACACTGACTACACAATGGATATTTACGTCATGGTGTTTAACGCCCTGAAAGAAGCGGAGAAAAAGCGGATTGCCAAGAAGAAAGGGGGAGCAGAGAATGGCTGAAGTTATCACGGCTGTGTTCTTTTTGATTTTGTTCTCGCTTTTCTACGTGCTTGCTGCCACGTTGCTGGTACGGGGGATTCTTATAATCGCCGAGAAAGTCATCGAGCTGTGGCGGGAAATAAAGGAGTGAGAATCATGAGCAAGAAACCGGACTATCTCACCCTGTGCTCCATAGCCGCCCAGAAGGCCGGGACGAGCTACGGGAAGTACATGGCAATGCACGGATTTCCCCACCCGCCGATTCAGGCCGATACGGAGGGAGTGGAAGCGCCACAGGGCATTTCTAAAATCTGCCCCCAGTGCGGGAAGAAATTCACGCAGGGCAAGATCAAGCAGAAAATCTATTGCAGCTTGGAGTGCCAGAAAGCCCACGCCCAGAGAGCCGCCAAAAGGAGATACCGTGACAGGAAAGCGGCGGCTGACGCGGGATAAGGAAATGGGGCGGTAATGTGGAGTACAAGGACGGCAGGAAGTATTGCGTCGGGTGCGTCTACTTCTACGGAGACTATGAAGTGAATAGGTGCTGTAATTACATATTCGTCCGCGGGGGAAAGCGGCCGTGCCCGCCTGGGAAGGATTGTACAGAAAGGAGAAAGAAAACGAAAAACAGGAGACGGAATTTAATATTATAGCTTTATCCCTGTATAGTATATATAATATAATTTTATATCTTGTGTGTATGTTGTTATAGTTCTATACAGGGATTTACTAAGAAAAGAAAGGAAAAGCATATGGCAAAACAAAATGCGTATCTTGCCAAGCAGGAGGCTGTTCAGCGGCAGTGCTTCAACGATGGTTGGGGCCTCGGAACACAGCAAATGTGCGACTATATCTCCCTGGCCTTGCGAGACCCGGAAATCATGGGAAAGGATACATTCAGCGGAACCAGAATCTTGAAAGTCCTGCGGAAAGTCAACGACTATATGCAGTATTTCCGCCCGGCTTTTCTGCCAATGGATGAATCGGACTGGTATCAGGAACAGCTGGATAAGGCTCTACAGGAGGCATACAAGGGAAACGGCGAGAAGTTCTACCCGTTCCGGGAGCGCTACGACTGCCTGCGGGAGTACGACTACAAGGAAGGACGGTGGAAGGGACGATGAACTGCCCAAATTGCGGTGCCCCCATAGAGGGATGCAAATGCGAATACTGCGGCTATACGCTGCTGAACATCATCGACTTTGAGCCCGGAAAGGTCTGCGACGTGAAAATGAGATACCGTGGCAGGGAATTCACGGCCAAGATGTATGTGGGAGACATCAACGTGGAAGCATCATGCGAGACAGTGGATGCAACTACTCTGGGAGACAGAAGTGTCCGCATCTTACGATCAGAGCCGACGCTGCGGGTAAATCTGGAATTGGTGTCGGTGTGAGGAGGGAGCAAAGATGAAATGTATAAACTGCGGGGCTGTCATCACAGGCTGCATGCGCCGTTTTGCGGGACGAAATACAACGGTGGTGCAGCAGAGGCTGACTTTGATGAGGACCAGTATACAGGGACCTTGAAGGTGGACGGGAAGGAATATCAAGTCTATATTGGCCGCATGGAGGACAGCATTATTTTCGTGAACGGCGGCAGGACGGCGGACGGAACCTTCACGGGGAAGTTCCTTAAAAAGAAGCGCAAGTTCACGCTGATAGAAATGTGAGCCTATCTTATTAACAAGAATTTATATATAATAAATATATATAAGTCTTATATCTTGTAGTGTGTATGTGTTATGGTAAATAATATAATAAATTTACTAAAACAATAAAGGAGGATTACGACTTTGGCAGAAGGTGAAAAGCTCAAAAAGAAACCCTACCAGGTGCCTGACCTGGAACCCGGCGACAACACAAAGTACATCAACCATTCCTTGACCATCATGAAGTGGAATAAGCCGGACATGGACAGCTTGGAGGCGGTGCAGAAACGGTGCTTCGACTATTTCAGCCTGTGCGCTGAGAATGATATGAAGCCGACTTTCGCAGGGTTCGCTTTGGCGTTCGGTGTGGACAGAATGACCATGTGGCGGTGGTGCAACGATCACCCGGAAAGTAGGAAATTAAGCCGCCCTATTCGTGACACCATCAAAAAATCGCGGGATTTAATCAACGCTCAGATGGAGGATTTCATGCAAAATGGCAAGATTAACCCCGTTGCCGGAATTTTTTTGATGAAAAACAATATGAACTACACAGACCAGCAGGAAGTGGTCTTAAAGCCGGATAATCCGCTTGGAGAGCGGGCAGACCCGGAGAAGCTGCGGCAGAAGTATCTGGAAGATGTTCGCGGGAGCGGTGCGACTATCATTGACGCAGAGAGCGGAGACTGAGCGACTATTAACGACTATGCCAGCGACTTTGACCCAGCGACTATAGCGACTATGAAAATGCCCCGGAGGTCTTGCGACTTTCGGGGCGACTTTCTGCGACTATGAAACGGGAATTTTCGGCTGCGACTTTGCGACTATGGCTCACGAGCTGGGAGCCTTGCGGGGGTTTTCAGCTCTGGCACAAAAACCTGCCGGGAAATCTGACCGGGGCCGGGGCAGCTTATGGGGCGGCGCTCCTGCACCGCTGCAGATGGCAGAACGCCGGGGGGGCGCAGAAAGCGACAGGCCGGGGAAAAGCTGCGGGGTTGCCCTGGCATATCCGGCACGGGAAACGGGGCAAGGGCGGGCGCTGAACGCTTTACACGCTGCATAAAATGCCGCACGGCATTGCGTGGCGTCCATACGCGCCCAATTTAAGGAGGAAACGATTGTTAACGTTAATTTATATTGCCGGAATAAAAACCGCTTAAAAAGCCGCTGAGAGCCTTACAGGGCATAGCAAGAGAAAAGCCCCGCCACGTTGGCAGGGCAAACGGACAACGCCGCGCCTGATCTGGACGCGGACAGAAAGAAAAGCCGCCCGGGCAATGCTCGGACGGCTTGAAGATTATTTGCTTATTTTCAGCAGCTCCGCCAGAACTAGCAGCGGGAAAAACAGAATTGCAAGTAATGCCACGGCTACACCCCCATTCTGATACATTCGTCCAACGGCACCCGGTGCCCGAGCACCTGGAAAAATGCCCTAGACAGCCGTTACGGGTATATTGAACCTTGCAACGGTGATACCCTTTACCACCGCCCCACGCCCCGGAAACACAGTAAATATAATCGTCGATGCCGTATTCAATGCCCTTGATTTCTAGGCCGTTCAAGCCGCTGTAATAGGCGACGCTTTCGTGGGTCATGCAATATTCTTTCTTATTCATGGCTTAACCTTCCTTTACAATGCAGGAATACAAGCGGGCAACACGGTTGCAAGCCTGAAATAACGCCCTTGCCTGAGTGTCCAGCCATTCTTCCCGGCTGTTCGGTCTGCGCTCGCCGTTGCGGGTTTTCTTGAGTTCGGACGGGCAGCAAAGACGTTCCGCAATGTCGCTGTTATAGATCAGGGCGGAACCGCCCCAGCTGTATTGCCCCCAGTTCTGCGCCCCGTTCAGCATCCATTCCCGGCACTCTTTCTCAGATTCAGGGTTCCGGCCTTCATATTCTGCCCGTTCTTTCAGTTCTTCTACCAGCTCCAGGGCGTAGGCATTGACGCCCTTATCCCATGCGCTGCGATCCTTCCGGGCTTCCAGCTCGGCGGTGATTTTATCATAGATTGCCATTTTTATTTCCTCCTTGTAATTCTGCGGAGGCTGTGCTATAATAGCGGGGCCTCCTTGTGTGGTGCGCTCCCGGTTTGCTTTCCTACGGCCTCCGGGGGCGCTTTCTTGTTTACGTGGATATTATACACAAAATGTATTTGGTTGTCAATAGGGGAATACAAATTTATTTGGTTTCTTTTTACATTGGAAGTTTGATTTTTACAGTGTTTTGTATGCGCACATAATAGCATAAATGTCTATAACACAAGTACATGCACCTAGTCCACGATACAAGGACACAAAAACACCGCAAAACGCGGCAAAATCGAAACATTTTCAATAGATATTGTATTTTGGCGTGTGCTTTTATAGCCTTGAACGCAACCAAATATTTATTTTGTTGCGTTCATATTTGCAACGGTGCAGAAAACTAGTAATTTTGTACGCCATACGCGGACACACGAACATTTCATGTTCCACGGGATTTCCGGCATTTTGCGCCAGCTGGCCGCAGGGATTGCAGCCCACGAAAGCACCGGGGGCGGGGGATATGGCCGGCCTGATTCGGCGGGGATTAGCCCCACAAGTACCCGCAAAAATAAAAAGCCCCTCTCCTTCTCAAAAATCCCGGAAAAAGAAAAAAGGCCTCCAAACGGAAGTCTTGCAAGATTGGGGATTTGATAAAAAACTAAAAAAGTTATTAAAAAATTATTTGACAACGCTTCTGTAAAGGCCTATAATAATAACACAGGGAACACCTGCTGGCAACAGATGTCCCCTGCGGTGGGAACCCAGACGGTTGCCACGAGCATACAAGTTAGTAGGTCGAGAGCTTAGCGCTCAAACAACCGTGAGCCGTTCTGCTGTGAACAGACGGCTCACTTCTTTCTGTTATGGAACTTGTCCCATGCTTGGGCGAGAATCCAGCAGATAGACACAATCCAGAAAACATCTTGAAGAGTTATGTATGGTCACCTCCATGAGAAATAAATTTCCCGCGAGGGCTATACACACGCCTCCATTCCGCACTCGCGGGATGACAGGCAACCGTCTTTTTAACCGTACACCGTCTACAAAGGAGATAGGCTATGGCAAGCCAGGAAACTCGACGCGGACGGTGGGTTCCACGGAATTTATTATACACAGATTGTCGAATAATGTCAACTTAATGAGAGCCATCCTTTGCGGGGGTTCTCTTATTTTTTATGCTGCACAAAATCAACATTTCAAAAATCGCGCGAAAAACAAAAAGGCAAGAACCAATTGCATAAAAGCTCCATCCGGTCGCCACATCACCAATTTTATTTTGGCAATCCTATTGACAATCAAATATATCTAGTGTATATTAAAGGCACACAGGAGGTGCTACCAATGCAAATCAACAAAGCGATTCGCAGCCTTATGAAAGAGAAAAACATCTCTCTTATCTCTATGGCGAAAGCCATTGGCAAACAGAGAGGGAACGATGTAAGCTCAAGGCTTCTAAGCCCCAACATGACCTTCGACAAAGCAGTCGAAATGCTGGATGTCCTAGGCTATGAAATCGTCATTCAGGAACGGAAGCCCGGTGCCAGAAGAGCAGATCAGATCGTGATTGACCAGAAAGAGGCGTGACATGGTTGATGAATACGGAATGACGAAATTTGACCGCATATTTTTCAAGAGAGCAATTACCGTCGTTCTTATCATTGCTTTCGTTGCCACCATGGCTACAATATACCTAAATAACAGATGGAAACGCGATTTGGGCGTAGCATATGTCGGAACCGTGTACGAGCCGGGAACCTGCTCAGTCTCGTATTATGAGTACGAGATTACGAACAAAACAAACAGGAAACTAGAGAATGTTGTCCTGACAATAGAAGTTAAGGATTCGATTCTGGATTCCAAGACGAAGTTCCAGGAGCACATAGGCGATCTGCGTGAAGGAGATACAGAGGCGATTAAAATTTACGAGAACAGGCTCGAACGAGAGATGGAGGATGCGGGAGAGTATTTTGTATATTGCGATTTCTCAATAAAGCGGATTACATATAAGTAACCACGAACGAACCTATTTTGAAGGAGGAATCTTTATGAATCTATCCGGTGTATGCGCGGTTATAGCAGGTGTTCTCATGGTTACCACACCGATTGTGTTTATTGTGTGGCTGGTGAAGCTGATTCGGAAGAAACCGGCGAAGAAAGCTGGGGCAGCGGTGCTGCTATGCACCGGGCTATTTGTGGTGTCCGTGCTAGTGGGGGCATTCAGCGACCCCGCCACATATTGCAACCACGAATACATACTGGTAGAAGCTGAACCGGCGGATTGTGAAAGTGGTGGTTTTGAAACATACCAATGTAGTTTATGCGGTAAAAATAAAACAGAGAAAATTGAAAAACTGGGGCACAATATGGCAGACGTTCGTCGCGTGGAGCCAACATATGATGAGGATGGAGAGTATGTTAGACGTTGCACTCGATGCGGATACGAGGAAATCGAAGTGCTGCAAAAGATTGAATTACCCACATCCACAACTGAACTAAATAAGAAATCCAAGCCTGAAATAGAGGAAAAACCATCCGAAAGCACTAGAGCCTTTTCTGATTCGGATGTAGATTTAGCTGTATCTTACGATGACATTTATAATGCCTATAAAGAGAATGAACTCGTAGCAAATGACCTTTACCGGTATAACAGGTATCGCATTACAGCGGAGATAAACGGAATGAGTACGGGTGGCTTATTGAATCTGACTGGTGGCGCAACGCTTACAATGGAGCGCCGTGTCGGGAACACCATTGTATTCTTCTATGCCGAGTTTGAGAAGGAGCAGGAGGATGCGCTAAAACAAGTCAAAGTTGGAGATACAGTTACCTTTGATGGCAAGTGCATCGGCAAAGGCGGATTTACAGAATGCGAACTAATACCGGAGGCCTGACATGGAGCTATTTTTAATTCTGGTCTTCCCTATTGTCGTGCTGATTGAGCTGCTGAAACATAAGTAATGCCTCCCGCAAGGGCGGGAGGAAAGCCGAAGGGCTACTTACACAGAAATGTGTGGGTAGCCCTTATTTTTGTGCAAGGAGGGTACTATGGATACAAGAGCAAAAAAGATTTCGGTGCTTGGGACGGAGTACACTGTCCGTTTTGTAGAAGCTGGGCAGGATGAATACATGGACAAGATGCAATACGGCGGGTATTGCTCCGCTGATAGCCACGAAATCTATATTCTTCTGCTCAAAACACATGAGGAATGGGAGAATGAGCCAGAAGAAAAGATAGAGCATCGGCAGCGGACCACGCTGCGGCACGAGATCGTACACGCTTTTTTGAACGAAAGCGGGCTGCAATGGAACAGTTTCACCCCTGATTCCGCATGGGCCAGAAATGAAGAAATGGTGGACTGGGTCGCAATCCAGTTCCCAAAACTGCTGAAAGCATTTGAACAAGCTGACGCTCTGTGAGGTGAGAGTATGGATTATGGGAAATTGTCAACCTCCATTCTGGGGGCTATCGAGAACAGACCGGGTGATATCGGGGCATATGAAGACCTGTTTTCCCTGTGTCAGGCATGGGCTGAGACTGATTTCACGGCGGCACATCGGGCGAATAAAAAATTGAAGGATATGTGCGACCGAATGATGGATAAAGTGCCCATGTCTCAGGTGGAGGGATTCTACAGCCTTTGGCGGCGGGGGCTATTGTTTGAGGCTCCATATGACTTTGACAGCTATCTCACCTATATGGAGCTGGACAGGCAGGCGAAAAAGCGGTTTTATCAGCCACGGAAGAAGCAGCTAAAGCCCGTGGTGGACGCGCTGCAAGCGCTGTGCGGGGACGACAAGCTGGATTTGCTGGCGGTTAGTTTGCCCCCCGGCGTAGGAAAGACAACGCTTGCAATCTTCCTGCTGACCTGGATTGCCGGACGCGACCCAAACAACCCGAATCTGACGGGCAGCCACTCCAATTCCTTTGTGCGGGGCGTGTATGACGAATGTCTGCGGCTGTTTGACTCAAAGGGGGAATATCTATGGCATGATGTCTTCCCTGCCGTTCAGGTGTCCAGCACCAACGCAAAGGACTGCCGAATTGACCTTGATAAGCGTCAGCGATTTGAGACGCTGGAATTTACCTCCATCGGAACGGGCAATGCCGGTCTGTACCGGGCGGCGAACCTGCTGTATTGCGACGATCTGGTATCTGGTATTGAGGTCGCGCTATCCAAAGAGCGGCTGGACAAGCTGTGGGAAACCTACACAACCGACCTGCGGCAGCGTAAAATCGGTGACAAATGCAAAGAGCTTCATATTGCTACCCGGTGGAGCGTTCACGATGTGATTGGGCGGCTGGAACGGGAGTACGAAAATAACCCCAGAGCAAAATTCATTCGGATTCCGGCCATGAACGAGGATGACGAAAGCAATTTTGATTATGAGTTTGGCGTAGGGTTCTCCACCAAGTTCTACCGGGAACAGCGGGATATTATGGATAGCGTTAGTTGGAAAGCGCTGTATCAGAATCATCAACCCATTGAACGCGAGGGGCTTGTCTACCATCCTGACGAGCTGCGGCGGTTCTTTGAGCTGCCAGCAGAGGAACCGGACGCCATTATCGGCGTGTGCGATACCAAGGACAAGGGCACTGACTACGCATTTCTGCCGGTTGGATATGTATATGGGCAGGACTACTATATTGGGGACTGCATCTGCGACAATGGGCTTCCTGACACAGTTGATACAAGACTGTCTGAAATTCTGGTGCGGGACAAGGTGAAAATGTGCCGGTTTGAAAGTAACTCCGCTGGCCGCCGGATCGCTGAAAAGATTCAGGGAGAAGTAAAGAAACTGGGCGGAATTACTAATATCACGACAAAGTTCACAACGGCGAATAAAGAAACAAAGATCATTGTAAATTCAGCGTGGGTGAAGGAGCACTGCCTGTTTCTGGATGAAAGCAAGTATAAGCGGAACACGGATTACGGCAGGATGATGGATATGCTATGTTCCTACACTGTAGCGGGAAAGAATAAGCACGATGACGTTCCAGACGGAATGGCTATGTTTGCTGAGTTCTTGCCCAAAGCTTAAACGGGGCGGTTATAGAGGTTTTCAGCAGGCCATTTTAACCAGAAAGTAGCCGATGGTTTACGAGCGAGAATTAAGTAGACAACCATCCGCCACTGTGGTATAATGGTAAATGAGAAAATAGATTTCCGGAAAAGGGGGTGCGTAATACGGAGAGCAGACGGTTATTCGGGCGTCGGGTGATTTACACCGAGGTTACGGATATAAACGAGGGGAATATCATCGATGTGCTACAAAAGGCACTGTTTACGCACCTGCAAAATCAGGCAGAGATTGATTACTTGTACTGGTATTACAAGGGAGAGCAGCCAATCCTTAACCGTGTAAAGGAAGTCCGCCCGGAAATCAACAACATGGTTGTGGAGAACCGAGCAAATGAGATCGTATCTTTCAAATCGGCCTATCAGGTCGGCGAACCAATCCAGTACGTAAGCCGTGGTGGGGACGAGGACATTTCCTCCGAAGTGCTGAAACTGAATGACTATATGCTGTCCGAAGACAAGCCGGAAAAGGATAAGGAACTTGCCGATTGGTTCTTCACTTGCGGTACCTCTTATCGAATGGCTTTGCCGGACGTTCTGGCGGATGTTGAGGAAGACGAGGCTCCTTTTGAGATATTCACTCTTGACCCTAGATACACATTTGTGGTGTACTCTATTGGCCTTGGGCATAAGCCCATGATGGGTGTACGGTATGTTCTAAAAGAGGACGGAACGCTCGTTTTCTCCTGCTGGACAGAAACCAGGTATTTCGAGGTCTGGAACACATGGGCTGTTATTCGCGCAGAAGATCAGATTTTGGGAATCCCGATTGTGGAGTACCCGGCGAACATGGCTCGTTTAGGGGCATTTGAAATCGTGATTCCGTTGCTTGACGCAATCAACATGACGGAGAGCAACCGAATTGACGGCGTAGAGCAGTTCGTTCAAGCACTGATGCTGTTCCATAATGTTGACATCAGCAGTGAGGACTACAAGAAACTGCGGGACGAGGGCGCAATCAAGTTCAGGGATATTGACGCCACGCTGAAAGCGGAGATTCAATATCTGACCTCTGAAATGAACCAGACCCAGACGCAGACACTTGTGGACAGCATGTATGAAACGGTGCTGACCATCTGTGGAATGCCCAACCGGAACGGAGGGACTTCTACCTCTGACACCGGGTCGGCGGTCATCATGCGGGACGGTTGGTCGGCAGCGGAAGCCAGAGCCAAGGACACGGAGCTGATTTTCAAGAAGTCCGAAAAGGAATTTTTGAAGCTGGTGCTGCGTATCTGCCGGGACATGGGGCATTTGAGCCTGAAACTCTCGGCACTGGAAATCCGATTCACGCGGCGGAATTATGAGAATATCGCGCAGAAATCAACGGTTCTAACCCAGATGCTTGCTTGCGAGAAAATCGCCCCTGAATTGGCATTTACACATTGCGGGTTATTTTCCGACCCGCAGTTGGCCTACCGAATGAGCATGGATTACATGGCCGAGCAGGAGAAAAAAGCGGCGAAGCTTGCCGCACATAACGGAGGGAACGGCGATGGAAGCGGAAACCAGAACGGAAACCAGACCGGCGGTCAGAGTGACGGCGAAGGAAATTCGGGCGATTGAGGAAATCATCCGCCGCCGGAATCAGGCGGAAATCAAAGTCGAACAAGGCCAGATCGTGGTCATTGAGATTCGGCGCAAGAAGGTTAACTGACTGTTTGGCAAAGAGCGCCGCACCTTTCGCGGAAGAGCCACACCAAATGGTATAATTTGTGACTGCTCTAGGGAGCAGCGAACAGCCGAAGGGCTTCTGATACCAGAAATGGTATTGGAAGCCCTTCTTTTTTACACTGCGGCATAGCCAAAAGGTAAGGCACATGGTTTTGACCCATGTAATGGAAGTTCGATTCTTTCTGCCGCAACTTGCACCCAGCGGGGGGCTGGACAATTCAAGCACGCCGATAACTGCCGTATGCGCAAGGCAGCCAAAGCAAAGGAGAAGGAACAGCATTGTGTGATAAGTGTACATAAGCGCACGATAGCTCAAAGTAGCTTACCCCGTCCCACAAAAATATTTCCTCGGCCAAAAGCCGAGTACATGAAGAATAGAAGGCTAAAATTTGGCGCGGCAGACAGCGAATGGGGTTCACCTCTCCCCCCCACAGAAGGCCGTTCAAATCGGCCTCGCGCCACATATATCGCCGATGGCCTCCCACCGGCGACGAAACCCGGAAACGGGCAAAGCGGTTCCCCGGCACCGTAAGTCGGGGTTACACGGGTTGTTAGCTCAGTTGGTAGAGCAGCGGACTGTTAATCCGCAGGCCACAGGATCGAAGCCTGTACAGCCCTCCATAACAGCAGCAGGGAAGCTGCTCTATCAAAAACGCAAACGGGAGACAACCCGTAAAAACAGAGATCACGGCGGAGGGAACCGCCTCACCAAACGCAGGAGGAATAATTATGGCAAAAATCGACACAAATCTCATTGAAGGTTATGCGGACATGACCCCGGAACAGAAGCTTGCCGCTTTGGAGGGCTTTGAGTACGAGGACAACACCGCAGAACTGGAAAGGCAGAAAAACGCGCTGTCCAAGGCCAATTCCGAGGCTGCGGAATGGAAGCGTAAGCACAACGCGCTTCTGACTGACGAGCAGAGGAAGCAACAGGAGCAGGCCGAAAAGTGGGAGAACATGGAAAAGGAGCTGGCCGGTCTGCGGAAGGAAAAAACCGTTGCCGGTTACAAAGCAAAGCTGGTTGCTCAGGGCTATGACGAAGCCCTTGCGGACGCTACTGCGGCGTTACTGCGGCGGCTATGGAATCCGGCGATATGGCTACGGTTTTTGCCAACAACCAGACGTTTTTGGAAAAATACGCCCAAAAAGTCATTGCGGACAAGCTGAAAAGAACGCCCAGAGGCGCGGATGGAAACCCCGGCGGCGCAATGACCAAGGCGGATTTCCTGAAACTCGACACCAAATCCCAGATGGAGTTTATCAAGAACAATCCTGACTGGAAAACAATTTTGAAGTGATTATGGAGGTAAAACATTATGGCTACTTATCTTGGCTTTCCGTTTGACCCCGAGCTGTTTAACTACAACTGGGCAAATGCGAAAGACCCCACCCTGACCGCGATGTTTGAGAGCGGCGCTGTCGCCCCGAACGCAGAACTGGCGGGCTTGATTTCCAACGGCTCTGACTTTTATACGCTGCCGTTCTACAAAGTCATTGGCGGCACTCCTGAGAACTACGATGGCGCAACTGACATCACCCTGACCGACCCCGAAGGCAGCGCTCAGAATGGTATCGTGTTTGGCCGCGCCCACGGCTGGAAGGAGAAGGACTTCATCGTTGATTACAACAGCGGTGCCGACCCCATGCAGCAGATCGTGTCTCAGGTGTCCAAGTATTGGCAGAAGCAACGCCAGTCCATCATGCTGAAAATCCTGAATGCGGTCTTCGGCGTGACCGGCAGCGGCGAGTTTGCCGGTTGGGCGAACCACATCACTGACCTGTCTTCCGCGTCCACCACTGTTGCGGACGCAAACAAGATGGGCGCGACCACCATTGGCGATGCGATTCAGAAGGCCGTGGGCGACAATCAGGACGCTTTCCGGCTGGTGTTCATGCATAGTAAGGTCGCCACCAATATGGCTGGCCTGAAGCTGCTGGACTTCCTGAAATACACCGACGCCAACGGCGTTGAGCGCCCCCTCCGCATTGGCACCGTGAATGGCATGACTGTTGTCGTAGATGACAGCTGCCCCTCCAGGCCCCCCGCCGCTACCAGCGGAGAAAGTGCGAAAGCGGCCACCTACACCACCTACGTCCTCGGCCTTGGCGCAATTCAGTACGCCCCCGCCCCTGTGAAGGTTCCTTCCGAGCTGACCCGTGATGCTCTCAAGGGCGGCGGCTATGACGCTCTGGTGACTCGTATCCGTGAAACCATGCACCCCAACGGTTTCAGCTTTACCAAACCCACTTCCGGCTACACCGCTTCTCCCACGGACGCTCAGCTTGCGGAATCTGCCAACTGGTCTATCGTGGCAGACCCGAAGACCATTGCTCTGGCAAAGATCATCACTAACGGCTAAGGAGGTTCACCATGTTCTATGTTTCTGACGGGAAAGTGTATGTGCGCGAGGAAGATCACTTTCGCAACGTGGGCTTTACCGCAAAGGACAAGGTGATTACCCGGCGCGAACTGGAGAGCACTTCTGTGGTGATGGGAACGGTAGTCGTTGATACCCTCAACGACCCCGTACCGCTCACCCGCGAGGAAGTTATCACCAAGTTTGGTTTATCGGAGAATAATCCTATTCCCGTTATCAAGAAACCACGCAAGAAAGCGGGAGAACCCGTAGAATGAAAGGAGGTAAGAAACCGTGCAGGAAGCCGAAAAAAACGCATTGGTAAAAGCCATGGCGAATGAAACCGACGAAAGCACGGTTTCTGCCTACCTTGGCATTGCGGCAAGTAAGATTTGCCGCAGGGCATACCCGTTTGACCCTTCCATTATGGAGGTTCCGGAGCAGTACAGCTATCTACAGGTGGAGATTGCTACGTATCTTCTGAACAAGCGGGGCGGCGAGGGGGAGCTGTCTCACAGCGAGAACGGCATTTCCCGTTCCTACGAGAACGGGGACGTTCCGGAATCCATGATGCGACAGATTGTTCCCATGGCCGGGGTTCTGTGAGGTGACAGTATAGTGAGAATCATGGAGCGAAACAAGCAAAGCTTCTGGTATCTGCTGTATGACCGGAAAGTGCCTGTCACCGACGAAGACGGCAACGAAACCGGCGAGGAAACTGTTGTGTACAAACCTGCCGTTTCCTTCCGCGCCAACGTATCCGCTGCGACCGGGGCTTCTCAGGTGGAGCAGTTCGGCAATCTTGCCGGGTATGACAAGGTTATCGTTACGGATGACATGACCTGCCCCGTTGACGAAAATACTGTGCTGTTTCTGGACAAGGAGCCTGTGTATGACGAGGACGGGAAGCCCCTGTATGACTACATGGTCAGACGGGTGGCAAAGTCTCTGAACTCAGTGTCCATCGCCGTTACGAAGGTGAGCGTGTCGTGAGCTACAAGAAAATCGTGGCTCCGCTGTCGGTTCCCGGCATTCAAAAGATTCAGGACGAATTGAAGGAATACAAACGCTGGCAGAAGGACAAGGCAAAGGAACTGGCCGAAAGGCTGGCAATGCTGGGTGCTTCTGTGGCTTCCATCCGGTTTTCGCGGGCTGTTTACACCGGGATGAGGGATGCAACCGTGTCCGTCGTGGCAATCCCGAATGGTTACGCCGTAAAGGCCGATGGGGAATCCGTCCTTTTCATTGAATTTGGAGCCGGTATCACCTACGGAACCGGACACCCGGAAGCGTCGGAGTTTGGCATGGGGGCTGGCACCTACCCGGACGGGAAAGGCCATTGGGATGACCCAAAGGGATGGTATCTGCCCAAAGACAAGGGCGGCGGCCACACATACGGAAATCCTCCTGCAATGCCCATGTATGAGGCGAGAAAAGCGATTGAGCAGGAGCTTCCGAGAATCGTTATGGAGGTGTTCAGGGCTTGATTGATATTGAAAAGCTGATCTATACCCCCATTGCCGAGGCTCTGCGAAAGCGCTTCAAGGGCATTTCGGTATCCGGAGAATATGTGAACGCTCCTCCAAAATTCCCCTATGTAAGCATCGTAGAGCAGGACAATTATATGTCCGCGAACAGGCTGGACAGCAGCGACCGGGAAAAGTTTTCCACGCTGATGTACGAGGTTAATGTCTACTCCGACAAGGCGGGGAGCAAGAAAAGCGCCTGCCGGGAGATCATGGGCGTTATAGACGAAATGCTCTACAAAAGGAATTTCACGCGAATTTCGTTGTCCCCTGTTCCGAATATGGAAAACGGGACGATTTACCGTCTGGTTGCCAGGTATCGGGCGGAGACGGACGGCGGAACAATTTACCGCAGGTAAATATGCTTTACCTTTCCGTAAGGGCGGAAAGAGAGCCGAAGGGCTGCTTCACAGGAGGCAGCCCGTTTTTTATTACAACGAAAGGAATGATGACTTATCGCGATTTCTACCTATAAGGTCTTCCTCATGAAAAAAGGAAGCACCGGCAACACCTACGAAAAGCTTATTGACATCAAGGAATTCCCTGATCTGGGCGGCGACCCGGAGATGCTGGAAACCACTACCCTGTCTGACAAGATGCAGACCTACATCGCCGGTATCCAGTCCTTGGATGCCCTCTCCTTCACGGCGAACTACACCTTGGATGACTACAAGAAGCTGGTGGCTCTCAACGGAAAGACCGAGAGCTACGCTGTGTGGTTCGGCGGAACCGGTGACGGCGCGAACCTGACCCCTACCGGCTCTGACGGCAAGTTCAAGTTCGATGGTCAGCTGACTTGCTACCCCACCGGCGGCGGCGTCAACGAGGTTGTAGACCTGAACATTTCCATTGCCCCGTCCACGCCCATTGAGCTGGACGACGCGACCTGAGCCAAAACACAGACCACACATTTTTAAGGAGGATTAGCGATGGCTAAGAAAATCTGCATTCCCTACAACGGCAAGAAGTACACGCTGGAATTCACCCGCTCCACGGTTTCTGCTATGGAGAAGATCGGGTTCTCCATCAATGAGCTTGGCGACAAGCCCGCTACCATGATCCCCATGCTGTTCAGCGGCGCTTTTGCGGCAAATCACCCCAACACCAAGGTTGCTACCATCAACAAGATTTACGACGGTCTGAGTAACAAGTCCGGCCTTGTGAAGGTGCTGACGGAAATGTACTCCGAGGCCGTGTACACCCTGCTTTCCGATGATGAAGAGGAAAACGAGGGAAACCCCGGCTGGGAAGCAGTAGAGTAAGCGAACTTCTTTCCGAAAACGGAGGGGGTGGGGAGACCCCTACCCCCTCTTACGCTTACACAAATATCTTCAAGAAGTTATTCCCGTACTATCTTGCAATCGGCATGACCTATGACCAGTTCTGGAATCAGGACGTGGAACTGGTGAAAGCCTACCGGGAAGCTGACAAGATCAAACGGGACTTGAAGAATCAGGATATGTGGATGCAAGGGGCTTATTACTATGAAGCCCTTCTGGATGCCGCCCCGGTTCTTCGATTCAGTTTCAGCAAGAAGCCGCCGAAGCCGATTCCCTACCGGGAGCAGCCCTTTGAGCTGCACACTGGGCAGCGGAAAGCGGCGGGTAGTGGAGAAAAGCAGCTGACCCAGCAGGAAAAGAGCGACAAAAAGGCGAAAGCCATGATGGAGATGTTTATGGTATCCATCAACAAGAAATTTGAGAAGAAGGGCGGTGAAGGGGATGGCTGACAATGTGGAAATGCAGGGCATTGAGTTTCAGATTGTGAATGACAGTGCCGCGGCATCCGCAGGGGTGGAGGTTCTGGCAAAAAAGTTGACAGAGCTAAAAACGTCGATCAGCGGTTCCACAACTGCCCTTTCCAAAGTTGCAGCAGGAATTTCGCAGATCAAGAATGCCGTGAACAACATGAATACCGGCGATTTTGCGAACAAGATAAACCGCATTAGCAACTCCCTGGGCAATCTGAAAGACAAGACGGATAGCCTGAAAATTTCCGCGTCCATTGGAAACCAGCTGGCGGCCATCAATCAAGCAATCACCAATCTGCCCGACACCCCCGGAGAAAAACTGCGGAATCTGGCATCCGGATTGCAGCCTCTGTCCGAGCTTGGCCGGTCTAATATGACTTCCTTCATCAACCAGTTGAAAAAGCTACCAGAGGTCATCCAGGAGCTTGAGAAAGCGGATATTGATAAGTTCACTCAGCAGATGAAAGACTTGGCTTCGGCCATGAAGCCATTTGCGGATGAAATGAACAAGGTTTCCTCCGGGTTTTCGGCATTTCCAAGCAGAATTCAAAGGCTGATTACATCGACGGAGCAGTACAACGGTACGGTAAGGCGGGCAACCACAAGCACAAATGCTTGGAACAGTGCGCTCAAAGCAATCAGCTTTGCGGCCATATACCGGGCGGCGGCAAAGCTCCAGGGTATCGCAATTGCAAAATCGTCCAAGTATACGGAGGATTTGAATCTGTTCACCGTTTCAATGGGGAGGTACGCCGAGGAAGCCTATAACTACGCCCAGAAGGTTTCTGAGGTAATGGGCATTGACCCCGCTGAATGGATGCGGAATCAGGGCGTCTTTAACACCATTATCGCAGGTTTTGGTGTGGCTGGTGACAAGGCGGCGTTTATGTCCAAGAACCTGACGCAGTTGGGTTATGACCTTGCCTCCTTCTATAATATCGATTTTGAATCGGCAATGCAGAAGGTTCAGTCCGGTATTTCCGGAGAACTCGAACCTCTGCGGCGGCTGGGCTACGACCTGTCTGTTGCCCGGTTGGAGCAGGAACGCTTGAATCTTGGAATTGACAAGAGCGTTTCCAGCATGACGCAGGCGGAGAAATCCCAGCTGCGGTACTACGCCATGATGACGCAGGTAACGCAGGTGCAAGGAGATATGGCGCGGACGCTGGAAAATCCGGCAAACATGCTGCGGGTACTACGGGCGGAGCTGGAACAAGCCGCACGTGCCGTAGGAAACATCTTTATTCCGATTCTGACGAAGGTTCTGCCAATTGCTATTGCCGTGGCAAGCGCCTTGCAGGAAATCATAGCGGCCATTGCCACCCTGTTCGGGATAACGGTAAAGTCCCCGAAATGGGGGGATGCGATTGGGAGCGCTTCTGCCGGGAGCGGTGCCATTGCCGACAACATGGACAGTGCCGCCGGGTCTGCCAAGGAACTGAAACGATACCTTGCCGGGTTTGATGAACTGAACGGTTCTTCCTGACCAGAATCAGGGCGGCAGTGGAAGCGGAGCCGGTGTAGGCGGTGGAGACCTTGGCTTAGACTTGCCGGGGTATGATTTCCTGAAAAATGCAGTAACCACGCAGATTGACGAGTGGAAAAAGAAACTGGAGCCGCTTGTTTCCTTTGTTAAGGACAATCTGAAAGAGATTCTGGGGCTTATTGCCACAATCGGAATTGCGCTACTTGCATGGAAGTTATCAAACGATTTCCTGAACGGAATTATGGCGCTCAAAACGCTTGGGAAAAACGGTCTCCTTTCCATTCCGCTTACGATTTCCGCAGGCGTGATTCTAACTGCCACAGGATTTACAATCGAGTTTAGCGGAATCAAAGATGCTATCGAGAAAAAGCTCAACAGTTTCAATTTCGGAGAAATCATTCTTGGTGGCCTTACTGGAACAGCTGGTGCCGGACTTTTGGGGAAGGGCATCGGGCAGTTTATAGCAAAAGCGTTTGGGGAAAGCGCCGTGGCAAAGGCAATCACAGCTGGTGGTGGAACGATAAGCACAGGGCTTATAGGGGCTGCCATCGGTGGAATTGTTGCTGGAATACCAATGTTCGTTACCGGGGTATACGACGCAATCATGAATGGCCTGAATGTCTTGAATGGATTGCTGGTTCCTGCCGGGGCAACAATGGCGGGCGCTGGAATCGGTGCCATTATTGGCTCCCTAGGAGGCCCGATTGGCACCGGAATAGGCGCATTGATTGGCCTAGCAGTAGGCGCACTGACAGACCTTGGCATTCTGATTTACCAGAAGTGGGATGAAATCTGCGCATTTTTTGCACCTGTTGCGGAATGGTTCAATATAAACGTTGTGCAACCAATATCCGGATTCTTCTCCGGACTTTGGGATGGCATTGTTAAAACGTTTTCACCAGCTGTTACATGGTTCTCTGATCTGTGGAAAAGTGTAAGCCAGACATTTGAGGATGTCTTCTATAACATCGGAGTGCTTGTGAGCGGAACGTGGGAAACCATCAAGATTGTTTGGGGCATCGTTTCTGACTGGTTTGACACAAATGTTATCCAGCCTGTCGCCTCGTTCTTCTCCGACCTTTGGGATGGCATATCTTCCTGGGCCATAAAATCGTGGAATAAAATCAGCACTGTTTTCTCTGGAATTGCAGCCTGGTTTGACGCAAACGTCATTCGCCCGATTGTTGGATTTTTCACGGATTTGTGGACAGATATAACGGTTATATTTGGGAAAGTAGTCGGATTTTTCAAAGGAATCATAAACGGCGTTCTTTCCGGACTTAACTCGGCAATCAGCTACGCATTCGGCGGAATCAACAGCATTCTCCGCAGTATCCGAGGATTCAGCATTGCAGGATTTACCCCGTTCTCCGGGCTCCGGGAAATCAGCGTTCCTCAAATTCCGATGCTTGCCGACGGCGGTTTTGTAGACCAAGGCCAGCTGTTCATAGCCCGTGAAGCGGGCGCAGAAATGGTTGGCTCTATTGGCTCAGACGGACAGCGGTTGCCAACAATGACCAGATCGTTGATGGTATCACCTACGGCGTTCGGGAAGCCAATGACGACGTTGTTACCGCTATCTACGCTGTCGCTCAGCAGATTATCGCGGAAATGCGCAATCAGGGCAACGGAGGTGGCGGTGGATATGACTTTGACCGGGCTGTCCGGGATGCTCAGCGCAGGAACGCAAGAATGTATGGATAAGCGAAAGGAGTGAAAACGGCATGAAGATGATGCTCAAGATAAACGGCGTGGACTTCATGCCGTTCATCGCCAAACAGGGCGTAAAGTGGCAGCGCAACGACATTGACGCACCCAATTCCGGGCGCACAATGGACGGAACAATGCAGCGTGGCCGGGTGACAACCAAAATCCGTCTGGACATCACCTGCCGCCCTCTGACGGCAGAGGAAGCCCGCCTGGTGTTGCATACCATTCTCCCGGAATATGTGACCGTGGACTACTACGACCCTATGAGCGGGTACCGCAACAATGTGACCATGTACTCCAACAATAACCCTGCATCTTTCCTGATAGAGAAGCCGGAAGACGATTGGTGGAGCGGCATTACCTTCCCCCTGATTGAGAGGTGACGGGCGCTTATGCAGAACGTAGGCGCGCAGGAATACCGGGACATTGTAGCTGGCAACCACTGGTTTGAAAACCGCCTCTGCATCGGTGATACCGGAAAGCTTATTGACAAAAGCGGAAGCGCAATCACGTTCGGCGGATTGCGCATTCTGGTAGATAGCGGTGGCGCCGAAACCGGCTACGGTGAAGAACTGCTGATATCCATGGAGCAGAAGCAACCGCTTCTTTCCGATTCTCCTGACGTTGGAAAAACCTGCGCCGGTGAGATCAACGTTGAAATGATTCATCCATATGGTGATATCCCCAAACGTGCGCTTCTTCGGCCATATATCAGAGCTGCAAATGAGAATGCCGTCTCTGAATGGCTACCCCAAGGAAAGTATTACATTGACAAACGGAGCGAAGGAGAAATCGGCGACCGGACAAAACTAACGCTCCACGGATACGACGGAATGCTTCTTCTGGAAGAAGACTATCCGGCAGAATCCTCACTTAACTGGCCTGCAAGTGACATTGAAGTTCTGAAAGAGATTTCCGATGCAGTCGGCATCTCGCTGGATAGCCGGGCATATCAAATCGTGACATCTGGTTACGAAATCCCGTACCCTGTCGGGTACAGCTGCCGTGAGGTCATCGGCTACATCGGCGCAATGTACACCGGCTCCTGGGCTATGACGGCCACCGGAGAATTGATGCTGGTCACGCTCACGGGTCTTCCGAAGGAAACCAACTATCTGATTGTTGGCGGAAGCGATAACAGAGCGATCACGTTTGGAGGTGTCAGAATCCTTGTTTGATAAGTTCATCATAGGGTCTGCCGCCGACAGCCTGAAAATATCAGACCCACTCAGCGCGTACAGCCGCGTCACGTTAAAGGTTGCTGACGGCGTGGAGTATACGGCGGGTACAGACAGCGGCAAGGAACTGATCTCCGAAAACCCTTTCGGAACTCAGAAAATGGCAAACGATATGTTGGCCAGAATCAACGGCTATTCATACCAGACGTATACGGCGACAGGCGCAATCTTAGACCCGGCGGCGGAGGTTGGGGATGCAGTTCAGGTTAAAGGAACCTATGGAGGCATTTACAGCGTGTCAAAGTCCTATGGGAAAATGATACGCGCGGATATTTCCGCCCCCGGCTCTGAGGAAATCGACGAATCCGTTCCCTATAAATCCCACGTCAGTTTATAGAAACCCGGGCACAACTGAAAATTCAGGCCGACCAGATTTCCGCCGAAGTCTCTGCCCGTATCGAACAGGGGAACGAGCTCACCTCGCGGCTGGACATTCAGAGCGACCAGATCTCCGCGCGGGTGACCAAAACCGGCGGTAGTAGTTCGTCCTTCGGTTGGGAGCTGCTTAACGATTCCTGGACGGTCAAGGCCAATAATACCACGGTATTCAAAGTCACCAAGTCCGGCGCGGAAGTCCGGGGGAAGATCACCGCCCTTAGCGGGAAAATCGGCGGCTTTGATATCCAATCCGACTACCTGAGCTATAACAGTCAGGGCTGGAACAT